TTGCCATCAGCTTATGGGCGATATAAATACCTACTTTCCGAAGAGCAACGTATTTATCTGGGGCGACCCGGCTGGACAAAAGCGAGACGAGATATTCGAGGTGACAGCGTTTGAGCATATGAGGACGCTGGGCTTACGCGCACAGCCAACCGCGAGCAATGACTTTATGGTGAGACGAGAGGCTGGCGCTGCGCCCATGAACCGATTGATAGATGGCAAGCCCGGCCTTATCGTGAATAGGAAATGCACGCGCACCCGAAAGGCGCTTGCTGGCGGCTATCACTTTAAGCGTGTTGCGATGGGCGCCGGACAAGAGCGCTTTCGTGATGTGCCTAACAAGAATGAGCATTCGCACGTTGGCGATGCCTACGGTTATTTGATGATGGGGTCAGAGCATCGCAAGTTAACGCGAAACTCACACGGCAGTCAGCAGTTTAAGCAGATGCAAGCAAAGGTAGATTTTGACATATTCTAATTCATACAAACTACCAGAAGGTAACGTACTTATTAGCTTATCAGGTGGTAGAACATCTGCGTATATGTTGCATCAAATTTGCGTTGCTAACGATGGACTGCGTGATGATGTAGTTGTTGCTTTCGCTAATACTGGCAGAGAGATGGAAGGCACAATAGATTTCGTTAAAGAAATACAACATAGATGGGATGTAAATATTCGCTGGCTTGAGTATAGAAAAGCTAAACCAAAGTATGAAGAGGTGGGTCATAACTCTGTTAGCTTAGACGGACGGCCTTTCATGGAGATGGTTGATAGCACATCATCAAATAATTTTTTACCTAATCAAAATATGCGTTATTGCACACAAGAATTAAAAGTAAAGACAATTAAAAGATTTCTTGTTGGCATGGGTTGGAAGCGATGGACTAATACCGTTGGGATAAGAGGCGATGAGCCAAGAAGATTAAGAGAATCAAAAGACAATAGATGGGTTAACTGGTATCCAATAGCTGACGCAAAAGAAACTGTAAAAAATGTAAATTATTTTTGGGAACAGCAACCATTTGACCTAAAAATTATGAAAGGCTCTGGCAATTGCGATGGTTGTTTTCTAAAATCAGAGTCTACATTAGCTGCTATGTTTAGAGAGCATCCAGAACGTATGCAGTGGTGGATTGATATGGAAGAAAAAACAGGCGGTAAGTTTCACAAAAACAGAACATACAAATCTTTATCTGAGTTTGTTTCTCTACAAAGGGATTGGATTTTTGATGAGGATGCTTACCTTTGCCAAGCAGATGATGGGGAGTGTACGGGTTGACATATTCTAACAACCCTAGCGTGCGCTTGGTGCCGTTTCACTGGGCGCATCCGTTAAGTATGGATTTACGCGAGCATGACAAGGCGCACTTTCGCAATATCCCTGACTATATCGAGCGCCTCAAAGCATTCCAAGAAATGAAGACCGCATACACCGCAGTTTGTGGCAAAAATATGGCGTGCTGTTTTGGCGTTACGAGCCTTTGGGTTGGCGTTGCAGAGGCGTGGATGCTCACAACCTATCACGTTGAGCGCAATCCGATATCGCTTACTAGGGGTGCCATGCGCTACTTTAATCAGGTTGCTATCGATATGCAATTACATCGATTGCAGATAACGGTAGACAATAGCAATGTGCTTGCACTTCGATGGGCAAATGCGTTACAATTCAAACAAGAGGGCGTGCTGCAAGGGTATGGCCCAAACAAATCTGACCACACTATGTTTGCGAGGTTGTATTAATGGGTTTTCTATCACCAAAAGCGCCATCAATGCCAAAGCCTGACCCTGAGTTAGCGGCGGCACAAAAAAGACAAGAGGAGCGACTAGCTGCCCAAGAGCGAGACGAGATGATGCAGTTATCTGCACGTCAACGTGCTATGGGTAGTGGCGGTTATCGTCAATTATTATCACCAGTACGTGCCAACGCAGAAAAGGGCGTACAAGAAACTTTAGGAAAAGCATAATGCCGGAAGTAGTATCTAAGGACGGAAAGAAACGCACATTTTCATATTCTAAAAAAGGCATGGCGGCAGCAAAAGAATATGCGCGTCAGACAGGCGGTCGCATGAAGGGCGCATCCATGAAGACAAAAATGGCGAAGAAGAAAAGCTATGGAAAATAAAAAGAAAAAAGAGGTCTGGGATAAGAAGCGACCAAAGAGCCTTGGCAAGCCAAAGGCGTTAAGCGCAAAGCAAAAGCGCTCTGCACAGAGAGCCGCTGCAAAGGCCGGTCGTCCATATCCTAACCTAATCGACAATATGAGGGCAGCGCGTGGTAGCTAAACGCTTTCAGAATGCGGCTGGTGGTTTGAACGAAGCCGGGCGCAAGCACTTTAAAAAGACTGAGGGCGCCAACCTAAAGCGCCCAGTTAAGGAAGGCGTTAATCCGCGCCGCGTTTCTTTTGCGGCTCGATTTGCTGGCATGAAAGGCCCGATGAAAGATGAGAAGGGCAGACCAACACGCAAGGCGCTAGCTCTAAAAGCATGGGGCTTTGGTTCGGTAGAGGCAGCGCGTAATTTTGCACAAAGGCATAAAAAATCATGATGACACCAGAGCAAATAATAAAGCGCCACGAGTTAGCGCAAAGGCGTAAGGATAACTGGCGCCAGATATACGAGGATTGCTATGAATTTGCGCTACCGCAACGCAACCTGTATGACGGCTATTACGAGGGCGGTGGATCACCGGGTCAGAATAAAATGGTTCGCGTGTTCGACAGTACCGCGATAAATGCAACGCAGAGATTTGCTAACCGCATACAGTCTGGCTTGTTCCCACCTTACGGCAGATGGTGCCGCCTAGAGCCGGGTTCCGATATACCAGAGGAGCGCCGCATTGAAACGCAAGCGGTGCTAGACATATACGCAGATAAAATGTTTGCGCTATTGCGTCAGAGCAATTTCGACCTAGCGATGGGCGAGTTTCTGCTAGACCTAGCGGTAGGCACTGCCGTGATGCTCGTGCAACCGGGTGATGATATTACGCCTATTCGCTTTACATCTGTGCCGCAATATCTCGTCGCAATCGAAGAGGGCGCCCACGGTAAGGTTGATAACGTGTATCGCCGCATGAGATTAAAAGGCGAGGCGATATCGCAGCACTGGGCAGATGCAGAAATACCAGAGCGTATGCAACGCATGATAGAGGAAAAGCCAACCGAAGAGATTGAGCTACTTGAGGCTACTTGCTATATGCCAGACGAAGGAATGTATAGCTATCAAGTTATCTGGCCCGAAGGTAAGATTGAGTTATTACAGCGTAAGATGAAATCTAGCCCTTGGATTGTGGCGCGATATATGAAGGTAGCCGGTGAGGTCTATGGACGTGGGCCTCTTGTTACGGCAATACCTGATATTAAGACGCTAAACAAAACCCTAGAGCTATTACTCAAAAACGCTAGTCTCTCCATTGCTGGCGTTTACACGGCTGCGGATGATGGTGTCCTTAACCCACAGACCATACGCATAGCACCGGGTGCTATCATCCCAGTCGCACGAAATGGTGGGCCACAAGGTGAGAGCTTGCGTATGTTGCCTCGCTCTGGTGATTTTAACGTGTCGCAAATCGTAATCAACGACCTTAGAATGAACGTAAAAAAGATTATGTTGGACGATACACTGCCACCAGATAATATGTCGGCTCGCTCTGCCACAGAGATATCCCAGCGCATACAGGAACTCGCAACGAATTTGGGGTCTGCGTTCGGTAGGCTCATAACAGAAACCATGATACCGCTAGTATCGCGCATTCTATACGTTATGGATGAGCGTGGCATGATAGAAATGCCATTGCGCGTAAATGGGCTAGAGGTAAAGGTAACGCCGGTATCACCGATTGCACAAGCTCAGAACATGGGCGACATTGAGAAGATTATGCAATGGGTACAGCTATCTGCGTCGCTTGGCCCAGAGGGTCAGATGTCCGTACAGACTGCAAACATATCCGACTATGTTGCAGATAAGCTAGGCATACCGGCTGACCTACGCACTACGCCGCAAGAGCGAGCGCAGATGTTAGAGCAAGCACAACAGGCTGCTATGATGGCAGCGCAACAGCAAGGCATGATGCCGCCAGAGGGTGAACCACAAGCATGACAACAGAGGGATGGGATGGTCTACGCACAGTAGAGCCAGAATTACGTGCGACTAATCAAGATAATCAGGACGATATAGATAGACTATATCTTCGCGTATTCGCTAGTGAGGATGGTCAAGAGCTACTAACGCACTTGCGCTCACTAACGATAGAACAGCCTACTTGGTATCCGGGTGAAGATGCTTCACACGGTTTTGCTAGGGAAGGGCAAAACTCACTAGTTCGAGAAATCGAGCGCAGAATGAATAGAGCAAGGAGCTTATAAATGAACGAAGAAGAAGGGTTGATGGCCCAAGCGTCTCTGGAAACAGAGAGCGAGGACAACCAGCAACCAGAAGCTATTTCGCATTTACAACCACAGGATGACACAACACTAGATGATGTTACAGTTGCAAAAGAAGATGAGGAGATTGAGTACGAGCGCCCAGACTGGTATCCAGAGAAGTTTTGGGGCGATGATGGGCCTGACATCGAAAACTTGGCTAAGTCTTATTACGAACTGCAAAAAAAGTTCAGCCAAGGTAAACACAAGGCACCTGACGATTATGATGTTTCAATGTTTGCAGAGCATAACATCCCAGATGATGATACTTTATTTAACGAGTATAAGAGTTGGGCAAAGGAAAATGGTGTATCTCAAGACGCATTCGAGACGTTGGCATCAAAATTTATTGAGATGTCTGGTTCTAACGTACAACAGGCTGAAGCGTCGTATAAAGAAGAGTATGAAAAGCTAGGCCCGAATGCAGACCTAACCATTAAGTCTATGACCGATTGGGGTCAAAGCCTAGTACGCAAAGGCGTTTGGTCTGAGGCAGACTTTGACGAGTTCAAGATTATGGGTGGTACGGCTCAAGGTATTAGAGCTTTGCAAAAGGTGCGTAGCTATTATGGCGACAAACCTGTGCCTGTAGATATTGGCCCGGTTGATGGCCTACCGTCTAAGGAAGAATTAACCGCTATGGTTGGTAAACCTGAGTACAATAACGACCCGGCATATCGTGCCAAAGTAGAAAAATATTTCGACCAAATATATGGAACGCAAGACTACTCTGCAATCTAAGTGATAGCGCGGTTGCATACCGCGCTATTTTTATATATATTGACATTAACAGATACCTCACCTGAGCCTGTTACCCACGTTTGGGGGCGTGACGTATATGCCCAAGCAGCAGCCCGACAGGATACCTGTAGCGAAATTTTTGTAAAACAGTAACTTTTATAAGGAGTACGAGATGGCTATTGGCATTTCAAACGCCTTTGTACAACTGTTCGATGCGGAAGTTAAACAGGCTTATCAGGGCGCTCGCGCTCTTGCTGGCGTAACTCGTGAGAGAACAAACGTAGAAGGCAATCAAGTTAAGTTCCCAAAAATCGGTAAGGGAACAGCAACAGTAAGAGTACCACAGACAGACGTAACACCTCTGAACGTGACTTACTCACAAGTAACTGCAACAATGACAGACTACATTGCTGCTGAATATTCAGACATCTTCAGCCAACAGAAAGTAAACTTCGACGAGAGACGCGAATTAGTTCAAGTCGTAGGTGCTTCTATCGGCAGACGTATGGATCAGCTAGTGATTGACGCATTGAATGCAGCATCATCACCATCAACCGTTGCTACCTCAGTAGGTGGCGCCGGTACAAACCTAAACTTAGCTAAATTACTTGCAGCTAAAAAAGCATTGGACGCTAAAAACGTACCATCTGAAGGCCGTTGCATGATTATCCACGCAAACGGTTTATCTGCATTGCTTGATGAAACTGAAATTACTAGCTCAGACTTTGCATCTGTAAAGGCTCTAGTACAGGGTGACATTGATACCTTCTTAGGTTTCAAGTTCATCACATTAGGCGACAGAGATGAAGGTGGCTTACCATTACCATCAACACGCTCTAGCTTCGCATTCCACCGCGATGCAATCGGTCTTGGTGTTGGTATGAACCAGCGTTCAGAAATCAACTATGTTCCTGAGAAGACATCATTCTTGGTATCTTCTATGTTCAGCGCTGGCGCTATTGCCATCGATGACGAGGGCATTGTTAAAATCTCTAGCACAGAATAAGAAGGAGACTGAACAATGGCTTATAGCTCAACTGGTTTTGCAACAATAGGAGCAGCAAAGCGCGGAAACGCACCTTCTGTTTATTCCTATAGCACAACTGACGCAATCGCTGATGTGAACACAGAGGGTTACTTTAACGACCTATCTGACACATTAGAGGTTGGTGACTTAATCTACTGCGTAACCTCAACTGGCTCTACAGCAGTAGCAACATTGGTCTATGTTTTAACTAATACATCTGGCGTTGTTAACGTAACCGACGGCACAACATTAGCTAATACTGACACTGACTAATCCTAATCGGGGCAGCTTCGGTTGCCCCGGTTCCCCATTCTAGGAGACGCAGATGGCATCTGGCGATACCAAATTATCTATCTGTAACGATGCGCTCATTATGTTGGGCGCTCAAACTTTATCTAGCTTCAGCGATGGTACTGACGAGGCACAGGTTGCCGACCGTCTATATGACGATGTGCGTGATACATTACTGATGCAATATGCCTATAGCTGGTCAGTAAAAAAGGTACAGCTATCCCGGTTGGCAGACGCGCCTATAAACGAATGGAGATATAAATTTGCGCTACCTAGCGATATATTAGGCAACCCAAAGGCGGTGTTTAATGTTAGCGCTGTTAGCGCTCAATCAGTAAGAGACTTTGAAATTTACTCTGGTGGTCTTTACACAAACTTTGAGACTATCTGGATAGATTACCAGTTTCGCCCAGAGCCTACTATATTCCCACCATATTTTGTGCGCCTGTTAAAAACAGCGTGCGCCGCAGAATTTGCAGAGCCTATCACAGACCAGATAACCAAGGCAGAGTATTTTCATGCGCGTGCTTACGGCTCACCATCAGAGAGTATGCGTGGCGGTTTAGTGCGTGTTGCTATTAACATTGATGGTGCAGACAGACCATCGCAAACAATACAAGAGTTTCCAATTTCAGATATAAGGTTCTAGCATGAGCCGTATTATTCAATTACAGAATGATTTTACGAGCGGCGAATTAGACCCCAAGCTAAGAGGGCGCACAGACATACGCCAGTATTCGTCTGGCCTATCTACAGCACAAAACGTAACGATACAGCCACAGGGCGGCGCAAAGCGCAGAGACGGCACTCAGTTTGTTACTGCGCTAGATGCTGGCGCTGCTAATGCTGTTCGCATGGTGTCGTTTGAGTTTAGCGTTGACGATAGCTATATGCTCGTATTTACGCCCGGCAAGATGTATGTTTTTAAGGATAAGGCGCTAGTCACAAACATTAACGGCAGTGGTAACGACTTTGCTACTGTGTCTGCTCTTACTGCTGCAATACTGCCAGAGGTAAACTGGGTACAGTCTGCCGATACTGTTGTTATGGTTCACGAAGACCTAGAGCCTATTAAGATAGTGCGTGGCGGTAATGATGCGACTTGGACAATAAGCACTATAGCTTTCTCGCATATACCTTACTATGCCTTCACGTTAAATATAGACAGCCCACAATATACGATAACACCTAGCGCGGTATCAGGTAATATAACAATAACTGCGTCGTCCGTTACAACAGATAACGGCACGGCACAGGCTGGAACGACAACAACGATTACGCTAAAGGCCGCTACAAGCTATACATCTGACGACCAGTGTAATGGCCTGTCTATTCACTTAACTGGCGGCACAGGTTCTGGACAATACAGACACATAACCGATTATGATGCCACGACTAAGATAGCAACAGTTTACCCGGCCTTTGACCCGGCACCAGATGCGACAACACAATATACTGTAAAGGCATTTGGAGAGGATAGCGTCGAGGAGTATTTCGTTGCGAAAAATGGTTTTGGTCGTGCAAGAATTACCGAATATGTTAGCGACACAAGTGTAAAAGCATTTGTCGTAATACCTTTTTTTGACACATCTGCACTAACATCTAGCAGCTGGGAGCTAGAGTACGGATACGAAGAAGTCTGGTCTAGTGCAAGGGGTTGGCCTAGAAGCGCTACATTTCACGAAGGACGTTTATACTTTGGCGGATCCAAATCTAGGCCATCAACTTTATGGGGTAGCCGGGTATCTGACTTTTTTAACTTTGACCAAGGGCAATCTCTCGATGATGCGTCTATAGATGTTACGCTAGACACCGGCACATTTAATGCTATTGTCGATATATTCTCTGGGCGTAACTTGCAGATATTCACGACAGGCGGTGAGTTTACCGTGCCTCAGTCTTTGGGCAATCCAATTACACCTAGCAATATTATCGTAAAGCAACAAACTAGCTTTGGCATGAAGCCCGGCATTCGTTTGCAAAACGTGGACGGCGGCACGCTATACATCCAGAGACAAGGTCGTGCATTGCAAGAGTTCTTGTTTAGCGATGGCGTTGATGCGTATGCGTCTACTAAGATATCTCTGTTATCGTCGCACTTGCTAAAGACGCCAGAAGAAATGGCGGTGCGTGTGTCTACCTCTACTGACGAGGGCGATAGGTTGCTTATTGTAAATGCTGATGATGGCACGATAGCGTGCTATACGTTACTGCGTAGTCAGCAAGTAGTGGCGCCAAGCGAATGGACTACAGACGGTGAGTTCGTGAATATTGGCGTTGATATCGATGATATATATACCGTTGTAAAGCGCAACGTAAATAGCGCTGATGTGTATTACGTTGAGGTATTCGACGATACGCTGTTGCTCGATTGCGCTAAGACAGGTGGCGCCGGTGCATCTACAACCGTAGACCACTTAGAGGGTGAGACGATTAAGATAATACGTGATGGTATTCTTGAGGCAGACCAAACTGTACCGGCATCACCATTTACGATTACATTTGACCAAGCGGCGACATCTAGTTTTGAGGTTGGGTTGAACTTTACGCCTATAATTAAAACGCTACCAGTCGAGCCTAATTTAACAAGTGGGTCGCTAAAAGGATTTAAAAAGCGTATATTTGAGGTAAATGTAGAATTGTTTGAGACGCAGTCTCTAACGGTAGATGGTAAAGAGGTAGCGTTTAGGCGTTTTGGTTCTGGTGTATTGGACGAAGATATTACCGAATATACAGGGATTAAAACAGTAAACGGTATTCTAGGATACAGTTATGATGGACAAATCACGCTATCACAAACAGCGCCATTAAAAATGAACGTGTTAGCATTAGAGTATAAAGTGAGTGCCGGTCAATGAGTGCAAGCCCAGCAATGATATTACAAGGCGCATCTGCCATAATGAAGATGCAAGCAGCGCAAACGCAAGCTAAAGGTTTTGCGGCGCAAGCGTCTTACGCTAAGATGCAAGCCAGAAGCGAGATGCTAAAATACAAGCAACAGGGCGTGGCTGTATTGCGTAACTTGGTTCGCACACAGGCATCTATCAATGCCGGGGCTGGCGCTAGAGGCTTTGATAGCTACTCAGGCACACCATTGGGTCTAAGTAGATACGCCGCATCAGAGGCAGCTAACGAATATTTCTTAACACGCGAGGGGCAAACCATTGCGCTACGCACAGGCGAAATAAGAGCAGACCAATACATGAAGCAAGCATCCGCAGTAAAGCAAGAAGCGTTTATGTCTGCGGCATTTGGGTTAGGTCGTCAGGCTTATTCGCAAAGTCAATTAGGCGGGCAATTAGAGATTTATTGAGGAAGAGATGGCTGAGTTACCAAGATACAGACCACTAGGTGTTTCAATACCATCGATGCCAAGCGTCGATTATATTAGCGCGGCTAAAACAAAGGCCGGTGTGTTTGATACGGTATCTAACGCGTTAGATAAGATGTCTGAGTTTGCGTTTGAAAAGCAAAAGGCCAGAGTCGAGCTAGAGGGCGCCGCGTATGGCGCAGCTAACGCACCAACAAAAGAGCAGATAGATACAGCGAAGAAGCCTATATCTGAGATGATGCAGATAGACCCGACTACTGTATTCGGTGCTGCGGCTAAAGCGGCAGCGGCAGAGCAGATAGAGGGTCGCTTTTTAGTGCGTGCTGGTAGTGAGCTAACGCAGTTACGCATGGATGCAAAAGAAAATGATACTGCTATTGAT